CCGTACATATTATATGAGGATCTGTCTTTCCAAAGTTGGTTGACATCATTCGTGGAACGATAGTTAAACTCGGCGACATAGTCTTCCGGTGGCTTTACAAAGAAGTACTGTTGTAATTGACCTTCGGTGTTGGTCATTGTTGAGTCACCATAAATACTCATAGCTTCCGGGTACATCTCGAAATGATTATGGTATGTCTGTAGAATGTTTGGGTCGATTATATCATCTGAGTCCAGATCGAAATAATAATCATAGTCCAAATGCTGAAAGAAGTTCTGATAGAGATAGAGTTCTCGCTTCTCCTTCACATCATAGTACATAATCCTCGGATCATTGACCTTTAAGATCTCATTCTTAAGCCAAGTTCTGTATTCTGGATCTGCACTAAAGTCATCACCAATGATTAAAACCCAGTTCTGATAAGTTTGACTAAGCACATTCTTAAACGTTAGTTCAAGATGTTCTTGTGGGTTATTATAGAACGATGTTACTAGTAGAAACTTCTTATCTTGATTCATTCTTTACTTCTAATATTTTCATTAACTAATATTTTCATTAAGACTTGATCTGGTGATGGCTGACACTTAAACTCTGTAAATCCTTCAGCACATTCTGGCACATAGTGCATTCCGTTGATACTGCCCCATTCTTTAACCGAATACTTTGGATCTGAAGCACAGAAGATCTTACACTCTCCGCCAACGTAATGGAATTTGTAGTCTTGTGAACCATTGCGCCATGGTGCAATCTTTTCTGGTCTGATTGAAGAACCAATCGTAAATATCTCTGATTCTGTTGTACCGGCGACATGCATCGGTCCAGCATCAAAAGTTACAAGACCATAAGCATTATTTAAGATGTGCCAAAGTTCACTGATCGGACTATCTGTAAGATCGCAGTAGTTTAGATCTACGCCTTCAAGTTGAATTGTATTCTTATCTAGATGGCCGTTAAATGTAGCCTCTTTATGGCTCATGCCAATCGTTACAATCTTAAAGTCAGTATGTTTTTTAACAAGATCAACCATGCGCTGCCACTTCTCAATCGGCCAAGTTCTTGAAGGCCAATTCTCGGTAACGTGAAAGACTAGATAGTTCTTGTCTATCTTAGCTGCTCTTTCGCCAATTGGATCTGGAATAAACTCACAATGTAATTCATCTGGATATAGGTACATCCCAACGCCCATTGCATGAAGTTGTCTAGCCTCTACATTGTGCAACTTCATTTCAATTGCTCTATTGTAGAAATTATCACCGGCCATGCCGTAGTTGGTCTTGATAAACTGGTTGTAAGTCTCAAAGACCTCAGCCCATTCACCTGGCCATTCTTCTGTGTAAGGAATAATATTGTCTACATACGGATTATTCTTAAAGATCTCTGCTCTGTGGGTCATCACGTCGATCTTATGCCCATAGGAGAGTGCTACCTTTCTAATCGTAGGAGTCGAGCACAGAGTGTCTCCAAGCGGCTTACACGATACCTTAACAAGTACCTTCTTGTTGTTCGGTCCTAGTTCTAGCATTCTTCTTCAGCATTGATCTTCTCAAATTCATAATTAGGCTTGATGAACTCATTCAAGGCTCTGCCCTGTGAGTCTGCCATGTTGAAAAGATTCCAATCTGCTAGTTCAACGTCCTTATAAACATAAGTCGCATGGTTAAAATGAACTGTCAACGTTTTATGTTCAACGTTATACGCAGCTGTTTTAATCGTAGATGAATTGTACTGTGAAATTGTGCTCGTTATCATATGTAAGTCTTTACAACTTATATAATCAACTTAGAGATTGTTTATCTTTCTTTGATCTTAATGCCTTGTGTTGTTAGAATATCTTCTAACTCTTGGATCGCTCTAACGATACTACTAACGTCAATCTCTTGAGTACCTGTATTACCACCTCCACCGGCAGCTTGAGCTCGAGGAGCAGGTGCAGGACTACTGTCACTACTAAAGAATCCTGTAAGTTTATCCACAAGATTAGAAGCAGCGTTCGAGATGCTAGATGAAGCTTGATTGTTTGTATCACCGGCTTCAGCAACAGTACCTTCAAAGTCAGCGATCATACTTGCTAGTTCTTTAACTGCGAGGATCAGCTTATCTCCAAGTTGAGCAAGAGCATTGTTTTTACCAGCGCTAGCAAGATATGCTAGAGCCTTAAACATGTCAGTAGATGCCTTAATTGCTTCTACGTTCATTGAATTTGAATGTGCTGCAATTTGACCGTATGCACCAGCAACTTTTGTCATTGAACTTGCATAAGTTTTCAGATATGCATTCATATCTGAAATTCCTAGTGCTTTTGCTGATTCAGGACCAATTGGTTGTACAACCGCATTTACAAGTTTACCTATTTTTTCAACAGCACCACCAGCAACAAGTCGCGTAAATTTACCAAATGCATCGGCAATCATGTGAAGTGGTTCTGCAAGTGTCTTTAGTTTAGGTGCCAGTTCAGCAAGTTTAGTAAGTATTTCAAGAGGCGAAGGTTGATCTCCTCCAAATAAACCTGCAATACCTTTTAAAAGACCTCCAATAAGTTCACCAGCTCCTCCAACTACGCTTGCACCTGCAGTTGCTCCTACAAAGACTAACCATGCAACACCCAGTGCTGCTACGCCTAATGCAAGACTTAATAGATTGTCAACACCGAGTTCATTCTTGATTCTTGCGAATGCATCGATGATAGCATTGATCGGTGTCATCAAGGCATCTGTAAAGTTTTTCGAGATAGCACCTAAATCTGGCATAGCGCTTAAGATCCAGGCAACTGCTAACATACCTGCTGCGATTACAATCATACCAACCACACCTAATAAAAGACCTACTGCACCAATACCGCTTGTTGCAATCAAGCCAATAACAAGTGCGGGTACTGTAAATAATACAAGTGAAAGTGCAACTGCCATACTCCAGTCCATTGGAGGTGCACTGTTAAAACTATCTGGCATCCATGTAAATATCCATGCTACACCAACTATTGCAAGTGCAACTACAACCATACCGATTGCTCCTTTTAGCATACCGCCGTAGCCAATTCCCATCTTGTCAAACAACATGGTCAGAACTGCAAATGAGACGCCAAACGCTAAGATAGCTATACCTGAACTTTTAGACCATTCGATCGGAGGTGCACTCCAGGTGCCTTCTAGGAATGAGAATATCCAAGACACTGCGCTAATTGTTACTGCAACTAGAATAGTCGCCAGAGCACCTTTAAACATATCGTTGTAGCCAACTCTAAATTTAGCAAAGAGTACGGTAAGTATCGCAAACGGCGCTCCGAATGCTAAGAGTGCAAGACCAGCTGTTTGTGTCCATTCTACTGGAGGTGCGTACCAGGTATTACCTAGCATGCCAAATATGTATGAAATACCTACGATTGATGCTGCAATAGCCGCCATCGCTACAGCACCTTTAGCAATATCTTTAAAGCCAACTCTTCTTGATTGTAGAGCTTTAGTCACAAGTGCATATGTAATACCGAATGCCAGTATTGAAAGACCAGCAGTCAACGACCAAAGAGGTGGTGGTGCGATCCATGTGTTACCTAAAGCGCCAAAGATATATGCAATACCGGTAACTGATGCTGCAATAGCCAACATTGCAGCTCCACCTTTAGCAATATCTTTAAAGCCAACTCTTCTTGATTTTAAGGCTTTAGTAACTAGAGCATATGTAATTCCGAATGCAAGTATATTTAAACCTGCTTTAAGTGACCATTCTACAGGTGGTGTTTTATATGTACCTGGTAAGAGTGAAAAAGCTAACGCTGTCGCAACTATACCTGCTGCAATTATTGGTATAATTAAAGAAGATTGTAAAGTATCTTTTATGTTCATTTTACCAGGCCTGCTATTGCCAGCTCTAAGGAAACCTTTACTACCCCTAGACTTTCCTTTCATTAGTTGAACAACTAAGCCTAACGCAGTTCCGAATATGAGAACAGCTATACCTGCTGTAAAGACAAATGCAAGTGTATTACCTGTAATATTTGGAATTCCTACTGATTCAAGAGCTTTAAATGCAAGAGCAGCTGAGACAATACCTATTGCTATCATTGGTATCACTAACGCTGACATAACTATATCATTCTTTGATAATTTAGCTGGTTTTGATTTTGCAGTTCCAGTAAGATTCATTAGTCCTGGCGTCTCAGTCTGTTTACCTTTTACCATACTGACCACCATACCAATCGTAACACCAAAAGCAAGAATTGCTAAACCAGCAATTGCGATGAATTTAATCAGACCTGTATAGTCTAGACTATTCATGGCTGTAATTCCTTTTTGTAAGTAAGGTGCTGCCTTTGCAAGAGCTACTGCCATTAAACCACCAATAGCAAGGTAGGTTACTGCTTTAAGAGCAAAGATACCTATTCCTTTAAGATCCATCTTCTGGTTTCTTTTCCTAGAATTATCCCTTTTAAGGAGTGATTCGGTCTCGCTACCTCTCTTAGAAACTACAACCTCTTTAGCTAGTAATGTTAAACTTGACATAAGTGCAACTACACCTGCTATCGGCACCAATATTTTAATTAGACCTTCAACCTTGGCAACGTCAGCATCAGTTACATTAATCGCAGCAAGCGCACGTGCTGCTAATCCAACTGGAATTAAAGCAAGTGCCATGGCGGCCATTGTAGCCCCTAATAGAGCAACCTGTCTTGGGCCAATCTTATTTAACATCGGTAACGCAAATCTAACAACAAAAAGTGCTCCAGCAAGTGGTATCATTGCTGCAGATGCAATTACAAACGATGCCGCAGTTTTAGGGCTAACATCGGGCATCATACTTACTGCTCCTGCAATAATGATAGTATTTAATGACATAACTACCATTGCCTGCATGATCTCATTAGTGTTGTTTGCGTTCAAGAACTTATTCATTAAACCCGAGAACTGCCATGCATTGATTAATTGAATAAAAATCTGACCCTGTATATAGAGTGCTGCAGAGATTGCTATAAATGTTAAAAGTTTAGAACCATCTGGAGTAGCCATACCTGCAAGTGCATATGATGTTGCAACTACCATGGTTACCATGGCCATAATACCTGCTGTAAAAATTAAAAGTTTCTGTGTCGATCGAAAAAGACCGTCACCTGATTCACCGTTTAATAAAGGCTCAATCGCTTTCATCATAGGTACTAAACCTGCCATGATTAGAGTACCCATGGCTATGTCTTTTACAGAAACACCGCGCGTTGCTTGGAATGCCTGTGATAATGTGAATACACCAAAGCCAACCACTGCAATTAAGCCACCAAGACCTAGCATCTTTTCAATAGTAATACCAGTCTTTAGTTTGGCTCCTTGATCGACGGTCTTTTTCATAAGAACGTCTTTAATGTCTTTAAGTACTGCTGTATTTTCTGCTATACTAGCGGCTAGACCAGAAGTAACAGAAAGACTAGTCTTTGAGATTTCCTCAATCCTAGTCATTGACTCCTTAGTCTCAGCAGCAATATACTCAATCTTCGATAGTAAAGAATTAGTGCTTATTGCATGGCCAATGAGTATCTTATCAGTATTTTGATTTGCCATCTAGTGTTTAAAAAATTATACAGATCTTTTAGCTTCTTGCTTAGCAGCTTTCAGTATTTTAGTCAGCTCATCACTGTCCATAGATGCTAATTCTTGCTCTAGATCCTTTCTTGTTCTTGAATCTTTCTCAAAGTCAGATATAGTTCGATCATCAGATTCTCTCTTATCTATTAGACTTTCTATTTGAGCTTGAATCTGATCTACTTTCTCTTGAGCTTCAGCTGCATGATGGTCTAGACCCTGTCTTTCCAGCTTTTTAACTTTAGCCTCTGCCTTCTTCTTAAGCTTTTCAAGTTCTTTAAGATTGGCCTTTGAGATCTTTCTATTCATGTAAGCATTTTTGATCTGTGGACCAAAAGCAATACCTATACCTGCAATAGCAAATGCTAGTGTAATAGGGTCTACGAACTCATTAATCATAGCCTCATTTAAGAACTGGTTATAGCCTTTAATCTTCTTCATACTGGAAATTATAATTTATTGTATATATCACACAAAAAAATAAGGAGACGCAGGGTCCCCTTATTCTTTAGTTTACATTTTCGGAACTTTGATATTAGGTACCTTGATATTAGGTACTTTCATTCCGCTTGCAGCTCCGCCTGCTGCTTCGTTTTGGCTCTTGTTCGCCTCGTTCTCTTTCTTTAAGTCGTCAATTAAATCTTTGACAATGTAATGGTATTCATAGTATTCCATCTCGTTAAGCTCTGATGGCTGTATATGGAGATGTTTATACACATAAAACCTAACTTTAAAGAAGTTCTTGAGAGAGATCTTGAACAATGAAAAGAGATTTGATGCCGTCACGAAAGTTGATAGGAATAGAGGCCTCCTCGTCCTCTACCACGACTTTCATCTCTGGTTGTATTCCTATTTTCATTTGCTCTGCCAACTTATATAGTAATAAATATTTCTTGTTCTCCCAACCGTTCATTTCAACCTCAAGCTCCCAAAGTCTTTTTTGATTGAAAGTTCTCCAGTCTGTAGCAACGAAAGGTGCAATCTGTAGAAGTGATTGGTCTATCTCTTGCTCTTTATCTCTACGCTCCTTGATATATCTTGTAATTTCTGACATTACACCAATTGAAGGCGGTCTCATTATGATTTCACCATAAGATCTAGTTTTGATCAAGAATGCTTTATGCTCTTTGCTGTAATACTTCTCAAGCTCTGCTGGAATATCGAAATACTCAAAATATTCTCTTTTGATTTCAATCTCATGTTTAACGCCTCTTCTGTTAGACCAATCAACCTTAAGGCTGTTTTCTGGTTCTGGGAATGTTAAATCTCTAATTGCTAGAATCAAGATAAATCTATCCTCTTCACATATATCTTTAAATGAAGTTCTAGACTTTTCGTTGGTAACCTTTGTACAAGATTCTACAATTGCATTAAGCTTCTCGTCAATGTCCAATAGATTGTTTTCATCCATTGTTGAGAAATGTCTAATCTCAGCTACCTTTGCAGATCTAATTTGTATGGTTGTTCCTTCTGGATAGAATCTACCTCTAGATGGTAAGCTATCTAATGGTAAATCGTGCCAGCCTAATAGATTATCTGATTTCTCAGGAACGGCTGGTCCAAAGTTTGCCATGTTGACAGAGCCTAAACCCTGTTTTTCTACAGCAGCTTCCATAGCATCTACCTCAGCATTTGCCTTTTGATCTTGATGCACATTGGTGTTAACACCTTGATCTTTAGCATCTAACTGTTTTGCTAGTTCTTCTTGATTCATATTGTTGTTGTCTTTCATGTTACTTATCTTTTAAGTTTTTAAGGTCTCTTTTTATAGTTGTTTTTTCTTCGGCTGAACGTTTACTCAGTTCTTGTTGGATTAATATACGTATGAACGCACTGATAGAAACTGGTCTTTCCTCCTTTTCTAATGCATCATTCAATATAATCCTATTGACCTGATTAACCTCATCCTCTGTCAAAAGTACTTGCAACTTCTTTGTCAGTTTATGGTTGTTCATAGTATATTATGTTGGTATTGTAATATGTTTCAAGTTTAAAAAAAGAGAGAGACTTTTTAAGGCCTCTCTCCTTATGTATTCTAAATACTTATTAGTTTAATTCTTCAGCGTATACGTCACTTCTCCATGTAACTTCAAGAGTTTGTGGATCAGTTGTCTCGTAGCTTAATTCTCCAGTGAAACCTATACCTGATGTAATGAAACAATCATCAAGTGTTACTTTTCTGAAGATGTCACCTTCTCTGTTGAATTGAACAATTACGATCGTACCAACATAATTCTTTTTCAAGCCCATTTCACCAGTTTCTGGGTTGTATGCATTTCTGTACCATTGTCTCATGGTCTTATACAAGTAAGCTTGATTTGAATCATTTAGGTTTAACGTAAAGTTAACTGTTACGTCAATCGCAGTACTGTCAGGCATACCTGCATAAGATCTAGTTGAGAACTTATACTTCTGCTCGACTGCCGCAACTTCTCTATGAAGTTGTTCCAAACCCGAGATTGAGTTTATGTGTTGTAATAACAGTGATTGACCCGATACGTTTGCTGGAGGTAAAATAGTTACCTCAAACAGGTTAGCTTGTACTGGTTCGAACTGCTTACCTTTCTTGCTGGTTTGGTCTTCTGAATAATGTGGTAAAGCCATTTTTATCTTTCTTTTATTTTATATATCTTTCGTTTCTTATGCAAAGTTTCCTGTTGCGATTTCACCAGTGTTCAAAATAGTAACACGTGATACAAGAATTTCAAGACCTTTAACCGGTTCAACGTATGTATCTAAGATACCCATGTTGTTATCGATTACTTCGTTAGTGTTATTTGTAGTGTCCATAATGTTTCTATAGTCGTAAACACCACCGTCTTTCTTAACCGACTCCATGAAGTTGTCAGCTAGAGTTTGGATCTCTAATCTTGTTTGTGCGTTGTTAAACTCGAACAAGTAGTTTTGTAAGATTGCAGCTAGACCGTCTTCGATGTAGATCATTGCTTCTCTTACGTGAGCTGATGAAAGAGCTGACTGGATTGACTGTTGAGCAGTCTTTGTTACCTTTAATTACAATACCAACTCCTCTTTCGAATACGATTGGGTTGTAACCAAATGGCTCAAGTACGTCTCTGTCATTCTTGTCGAACGCAAATTCAACACCTTGTACGCCAGTACCACCTACAACACCTCTTCTTGGACCTGCCACGATTGACCATGGTAGAGCGTCAGAATACTTGTCGATGTAGTTGTTTGATACGTATGCTGCTGGTGGAATTACTTTAGTTCTTCCGTTCTCTAATACATTCAGACCTGGACCGTAGTAGAACGCAAAGTTTGCGCCTTCGTTTAGTGAAGGTAGAGTGTATAGTGCAGTTGGGTTAAGGTTTAAGTTACCACCTGTTCCAACGTATCTTGTTTCAAATTCACCGGTAAACTCATTCATGAACGATGGGTTTTCAGAGTTTTTAAGTTCTTTAACCATCGGTGCATTCAAGATCGCACTTGCATTTTGTCTCTCTTTACAAAGTTGAGCAATTTCTTCTTTGTTTAAGATACCGCCAGCTTCTAATGAACCGAATGTATCAACAACGTATCTGAAGTCGATTGCGTCTTTGTCGATAAGAGTATTAGAAAGACCGTTACCTGGCTTTAACATTGTTAAAAGCTCTGCAATTGTCTTATCAGTTTGAGTTGCACCTTCGAT